GTAAAAAGTAAAACACCGACCACTGCAAATGAAGCTACCAGTGAGAATACTTTCTTCAATAACAACCGTGATGCTTTTTCTTGTTTAAATTTAACTTGAGTAATTAAAAAAATGGGCAAAATAACAAAAAAAACTGTCCATAAAACAAAGCGTAAAGAGATTAGATCGGTAACTTCCGAAACATCGGTCTGCACCATATTTTGAATTTGGTCGGGTGAAATAATGATACCCAATGTGTTTACAAAATAAGAGCTAAAGCCACCAATAAATATCAATAAAATTGCAAAGATTTTGGCAGTCCATTTCCAATTTATTAATTGAAAAATTAAATTATATGCCGCTATTAAAATAACTAATGTCGCCCCTAAGAAAAGAACTGACTTAATACCATTATAAGGTGTAAGTTGATGGATTTTTTTAAAAAAACCTATATTCAGAAATAAACCTAGCCAGATAGATAAAAGCAAATTAAAATTTAATAGTGTAATATTATTACATATCTCTTTGAATTTTAAAAAATTTACTAGCATTTAAAAACCACTAAATATTAAAAACTCGAAATCTTAGCTAGTAAAACTTAAATAGAAATTAAAAAATGAGCTTAGTAACCAATAAGAATACAAAGCTATATTATTAAAAACAAATCTTTAAGCTCATCTTAATTTTAAAAATTTATTGTTTGATAAATTTATCATTTGAGACTCTTAGATGAATAATTCAAGTCATGAAATGAGTGAGTATATAACTAAAGTCCCCCAAGTTACCCTTCTATTCTGGATTACTAAAATCTTCGCAACTACTTTTGGTGAAACTGGCGGAGATAGTTTTTCAATGTCATTGAAACTTGGGTATTTAACTAGTACTTTTATTTTTGCCATAGTTTTTATTATCTTATTGATCTGTCAAATTAAGGCAAAAAGTTATAAACCATATTTATATTGGTTTACCATTATTGCGAGTACAACTGTTGGTACAACATTAGCAGACTTTGTCACTCGATCTTTAGGTATTGGTTATAGTGGAGGAAGTAGCTTACTCCTCGGCTTAGTCATCTTCTCACTATTGGGTTGGTATAAAGTTGAAGGCAGCGTCTCCCCTCATACCGTTAATAAACCTAAATCAGAAGTCTTTTATTGGTTAACAATTACCTTTAGTCAAACTTTGGGTACAGCTCTTGGTGACTGGTCAGCAGATACGATTGGATTAGGCTATAGTGGCGGGATTGCTCTTTTCTCATCACTCATTTTATTGATGGTGTTGTTGTATAAATTCACTTCTGCTTCAAGAACATTTTTATTCTGGAGTACTTTTATTTTAACTCGTCCTTTGGGTGCTGTGGTTGGAGACTTTTTAGATAAGCCCCTTTCCGCTGGAGGGTTAGACTTAAGCCGTTTTGCAGCATCCGGAGTAATATTAATTGCTATTTTAATATGTATTTATTTTAGTAAAAATAATCAGTTAGCTAATATCAAAAATGCATAAACTGTGAAAGCCTTCCTTAGAGGGCTTTTACACAAATAACTATATTCACATCACTATTGATTGTATGAGCTGAGCATCCTGATAATAGGATACATAACATCAAAATTTTAAACATCGATTGGCACCATATCAACGGTCAAGCCAGCGAGCTCATGATGACAATCAGTCAAGAATTGAATCTTCCCTTCAGTCAAAAACAGATGGCATCGGCTTGCTGGATAATGGTCATTAACAAGTAATGAAGGTGTAAATGTGGGCTTTTCGACATCACCATTAAAATTCCAAATGCTACCATTATGATGTGCGCCCTCTTTTACATGGAAAGGATGTAAATATTTACACCCGGGGCACTTAAACATATAGATGCCGCTGCTCCAATATTCTAAATATGGCGTAAGCTCTGTTACTGTTTCTGCTTGAGCCATTTAGATCACCACTCGATTGCTGATCCAGCCATAGAAAAACTGTTCTTGACTTGGATTGCGCTCACAGATTTCAATGTAACGCTGGCCTTGCATGATATTAAGAACTCGCACAAGCACTTTCTCACCTTCTTTCCCGCGTTTGGCCAGATAAGTTTTTAGAGCTCTAAGAGTTTCAGATCCATAAACCCCATCAACCTTTAAATCTGCATACCCAGCTTTACCTTGATTGTTAAGCAAGTTCAAAGCACGCTGTAAAAGTGGTTTAGCAAAGTTGATACCACAGTTCACTCCAGTATCTAGAAGTTCTTCAGCTACTGCAGAGCTAAGAGTATTAACCTGATCAAAACGTGGCTCTATCCAGTACTGTTTCCGATAAATTGCTTTGGCCATATCAAGAGGCAAATCTTTCATATTGCCCTTATAGCCGTTTTCACGTGCTACAGCTTCAGTAATACCGTATTTGGTTGCACCGCCCCGATCTGCTGGGTTATTTACGTACCCGCCCTCACGCTGAATTAATTCATCAAGATATTTTTCAATGTTCATTTCGGTTTCCTTCAGATGTAAAAAACCGCCCGAAGGCGGCATTAGCTGTTTTCAATGTCTTTTCTGGCTTTCTTAAACTCTTTAATCACTTCAACAATCGTTTTCCCTTCCTGTTTATCTATGAAGTTAAAAATCCAACGGACCAAAGCCCAACCGGGTAAACCACAAACAAAGAAGAAACCACCCAGAGCAATCATCCCCCATACATCAGTAACCCATTCATGAAGCCCCCACTTCACAATAATGAATGAGCCGCCAGCAAGACTTGATACAACAGTACAGATCAAGCCTACGCCCCACTCTTGTGGTGAGCGTGGCATACGAGTCATTAATACAACTGCTGCAACCAAACCGACTGCTAAAGTCACCATGATTGCAATCCCATATAATTTTAAAAGTGCTGTAAAACCGCTAGTGGAAACTGGTTCCATAAATTTCTCCAGATATTTTTAGGCAATAAAAAAGCACCCGAATTGGGTGCTCAAAGTTCTCTTAAGGTTTAAAGGGTTTGTAAGATTTTCCCTCCGTTAATCAATTGAGTTGTAAGCGGTGCCACCCCAACAATTGCAGGTCCACCCGGCCCCGGCTGACCTTCAGTTGTGCCATGGTATTGCCAGTTCCACGTTCCATCATTGGTGGATTTGGTGCCACGTTGGCCCCAATTTCCGCCATCACCTGATAATGGAGATCCATAACGATCATTTTGGGTTCGGTAACCTTTACCGGGTACCGAAGCTTCGGCATCGGTTACTTTGACAACCATAAAGTCACCATTTAAGTACCAACGCCAGTCTTGTGAATCGTTAGTAATAGGTTGTCCGGTCATAACCCGACCAAAAGGTGCTCCAGCTCCACCGGGAATACCCTGAACTCCATACGATAATCCTGTATAAATACCGCTTGGTGTTGCTCCACCACCTGAGCCGCCTCGAGCCAGAGTTCCACCATCAATAATCAGGTTTAGTTTACTGTGCCGGTTTAATAGACCGGGTGCTCCCTGAAAACCATCACGACGGGTTTTGGTAAAGTTGTAATCCGGATCGGTAGACCATGCACCAAATGCCAAATGTGGCAATCCTCCATCACCACCTCGTCCAACAACAGCACCTTTAATAGTCAAATTTACCACGAGATCAGGTGGGAACTCACCAGTATCAATAGCAGGTAATTCTGATGCAGCTGGAACGATATACTCTCGTTTTGCAGGACTAGAGTTATAGTCGAATTTATAGACAAATCTGGTTTCCGGTCGATAAGAACTTGAACTTGAAACTAGTGCACCTGCTTCAACTACAAAACTGATTTCTCCAGTCGTTGGCAAATCCCCTCTTTGCATCTGATATAAACGTGCCAGATTAATATCCAGCTGGTCATATCGAATGTAAATCGGTGAATCATCAACCGGCACATCAATAAAGTCCTTGTCATTGAGGTAATAACGTTCATCGTAATTAATTGCAGTAATGGTATTAGAGAACTGGTCAGCCGGTTCTCTTTTTGCAACCAGATAAGGCAGTGAGCCTTTGGTATCGTCATTAACTACGGTGTAGATAGTATTCACAAAGTCATCGGGACTAAGCTTTAAGGCCCCGTTCGGTAAACGCCCTAAAACTACTTTGTTCTTGGCTGAACCCGGCGTAACGGGAATCAGGTCCACGGTACCATCCCCCATTTGCAGATAGATCACATAGCTCTTGCCTGCAATGAAATCGACATCATGGCTTAGGGTGAGAATTAAACCTTCTTGCTGTACCACCTCGCCGCTTTGATGAATACCATTGCGATAATCCGCTACAGCAATCCGGTCACGTAAAACCAGTAATTCTGATTCTGGTGCCGCATCAAAGGTAATGGATTTGCGCTGGAAGCGAAGCTTGTTCCAAAGCCGGTACGCATTAAAATGAGCTTGCCACTTGTTACGCACACCTACAGATTTCACCTCTTTGGGGTTCTTGGCCCCTTTATCCGGTAGATAGATATTGATACGACTATCGTCGGCCGGATCCGTGTATTCATAGATCAGTCCATCGTAGTCATCCATCACGCCAAAGGTAAGATCATGCTTGTAACTATCAGGAATAATATTCCTGAAGTTAAATAGCATTACCGAGTTATCAGTTGGACGTTCAAAATAAAGCTTGAGCTTATTATTTTGACGATATGCAGTACAAAACACGGCATCACAAAGATTGGTGACCAGCTCTTCAAAAGACAGGTTTGTATCATCAATCGTAGTACAGAACTCAGCCGCAAGTGGTGTACCAAAATAATCAACTACATCGTTATAAGTCCGATAGATATTTTCCAGATCTATTTCGTCGATCGTACGGCGGCCTATCTTGTCATCCAGTGCCATTGAAACCAATGCATCAGCAAAGCTTGATGTTGGAAATAGCTCTGTCGTCATTGCGCCGTTTTTAAAAGTCGGTAACATCCGCTGAAGATCAAAATTGATCTTGCGGGACTTAACAGATAAAGCTCCAGTGGTTGCATAAGTGCGCGCACGAAAAACCGTTTCATGTTCATACACTGTGCTTTGCAAAGGATAAGCACCATAAAGCGCCTGCCACTTTACTTCATCTACTACCGTTGTAACCGCCGGTGTTGGTGTTAAACGACGTGCACGGACACTACAGCGACCTTGAAATGTCACCATATCCAGCGTTGCGCCAACTGTCTGACGTGACTTTGCCGAACCCTTTAGAATGATCTGCTTTAGCATTGGATTACCAATGGCTGCACCCGATTCATTTACCGGCGTTACTTCTACTTCAATCGTGACGTTTACAGCTCCCTGATTTCCACCTGAAGAAACTGTGTAAAGTCCATTTGTGGCCACAAAGTTACATAGCACCCGACTTCGTTCGACATTGTCCAGAATGAATGGGCCAATCCACTTTTCACCTATTGAACTGATCTTTGGAGATAAAGCACCAGTTTGCTGATTTGATAATTCCTTTAGCTTTAGCCAGTTGGGGTTTACCGCAGCCGGATTAGACAATGCCATACGGTCATCAGCTACCGATAGAACGCTATATGTACCGTTTAAATCATAAGTCTGGCCGTTGTAAGTAAACGAAGCATTTGTGATTTCTACCCGGTCATTACTAACAAACTTAGTTGTTAAATCAGTATTGTTTGCAGATGCACGCAGGATCTCATTTGGATAGGCAAAAAGAAGATAGTTGGTACCTTCCAAGCTTTGAGTATCTGCCGGACGCAAGATCTGGCCATTCACCGAGTTTTGATGCTGAACCGTTAGTGGCGGCGTGGTAATTTCGGTACCAAGCGAAAAATATGGCTCACCTGAAACAATATCTACACCTGGTCGAAAGACTTCTACCGATGCGCCGGCAATATCAACAATGTTGGTTTCACCGTCATATGCACCGTTAATTTTATAGTGACCACGACCAATACAACCAACAACATGCTCTACTTCGACATTGTTTTCATATACCTTGTAAGGCACAGTAATCAGATCAGGGGTATCGTGAGCGGCACCATAAATATCTGCGATACGACCATTTACGCGAGTTTTATTTTCACGGTTTGATAATTCGTTATTTGCAGACGAGGATTGATTGTTATTCTGGTTGGTTTGGGTAATTGATGGTACTGGCATTAATAATGCAACAGCCACACCCATAACTATAGAAGCAACCGCTATCCAAGCTAGAGTTATGGGGTCTATACCCTTGGGATTCTCAATTACAATGAAAGTGCCTGGCAAGAAATCAAGCTGCTTTAATTCATATGCATTCTTCGGTGTGACTTCATTCGCAAATGAAATTTCCGCATGATCCATATTGCTTATGGTATGAAAAATACGGACATGCTCAGGCATATGGTCATATTTTGAAGTAAGCCATTGACCCAAAGTTTCAGCGTGTTCAATTGTTTTGTCTTCGGATAAAGGGTCTTGTTTATAAATAATCTTAATCATAGAAACTCACACGATTAAATCCAAATGCTTGAACGACTTGAATTGGCATCCATGAAACGCCTGATTCCTGCAAATGCAAAATACGCCCCAAACGAAAAAGCCCCACATGTGGGGGCTTGTTTCGGTATCTCGAGTGAAAGGCGACTATGCAGCCTTCCTTGGGCATGGGCAGTGGATTTAGTAACTTCAATCTTGATGGCAGAAATACCTTCTCTTTGACGGGCTTCATAAAAAACTCAAGCGCCTCTCCTCGATCAATATCATATAGATCCATTGCAGCTTCATGCGCGAAGTGAACACAGTTGTAGTATTCCTCGTCATATTGCTTATCGAGCAAATGATCGTGACTCTTCATATAGCCCCCTTCAAACCACTAAAACGATCCAGTGCAAAGATATCTCCAGTCTTCGCAGTATTTAATCGTGGTGATTCAGCCTTGAATGTCACAGCTTTATGATTCATGGCAACACTGGAGAGTTGTAGACCTAGTAGATAAAACATTGGTGTATTCAAGTTATCTGAACTATAAAGGCGGTAATTTACGGTCGGCTTTACATTAGAATATTGCCCCTCAATTACCCGTTCAAACTCATCCGGCAAAATATCACCAAGCCCAGATATTGAAACGGTCAAAGTCTGGTCCAGATCACCGAGCATTCCGGATCTTTGAATTGTCATAGGAAGGTATTCGTAAAATACTTGCCCCGCGCCTTCATTGTGCTGAACATACACCCCGCGATCATCATTACGTACCACCCGGTAAGTATTCATAAAAGAAGGGTGTGATAGTTCAATACATTCCAGTTGATAAACATCTACTTTTCGATTGAAAAAGAATTTGGCATATTCGTTATCCATTAGACCTCCCAATCTTTGATAAGTGCCTGATCAGCGATAAGGTTAGGCTGGTTTTGAACAACTTCGAGCTGTGCATTTACCCGGTAAAGGTTGCCATTCACTTCATTGGTCTTGAACGAGTTTGGAATGAAATTGCATAGATATTGCTGACGTGTTCCCTGATCAATCACCAGATCCGCATAGAATGAGGCTGGCTTATTCTGGTAGATCCGCCAGAAAGCCATCATTTTATTGAAATCGGTTTTACTTAAATTCCAGTTCACATCAACAATGTGGCTATTCCGTTTTACATCGATGTAATAGCGACCACGTCCGCCATCCATCTGCTGACGTTTCACATCATCACCTGGTGTTACGCCATAGCCGCTGGTCTGAGGATTTAGCTTTAACTTGTACATAACTTTCCTTCAGGTAATAAAAAACCGACCTCATAATGGGTCGGTATAAAATTATCTTTAACAACTAAAGTTTTGATATTTCTTCAGATATCTGACTAGATTCATGTAAAATATAGTTTATTAATTTATTTGAAATCGTTAGGTGAAGATGATAGTCAGCTGTTGTTCTAAACCTCTTTAATTTTTGTATTCGATTTTTGATTTCCGCAGCTCTTTTCTGAATCATTTCAGACGTTGAACCCGCAGGGTACCCATTAAGTCTGCTATAGACTTTTTCATGAGCTCCACATTTTGTCTTTGTTACTGGCCATAATAGTCGTTGTTCTAAATGATGCCGGACTTCATAAAAAGCATGGTAATAAGCACGCCCTATAATATTCCTTTTGTGGCATTCATCATATTTTGTGGAATTACCTAATAGCTCATAACAGTAATTTAGAGTATCTGTAGTAGCCATTTTTCAATCCACGCCCACTTCATAAGGAATAATAAAATATGAAAGTTTATTCAGTTCATCAATTAAGCCCTCATCATAGCATTTACTAAATATTTCTGAATTCATGGCATCAATCTCATCAAAACTTCTATCGACATAAAGCAATATCAAAAATTCATCATCAATAAAACTATATTCATATTTTCGGCACCTAACATTCCTAGAGTTAAAGCATTTAAAAAGAATTGAACCGATATGTTTCAAGACACTAGAATCAATTTCTAGTTTATTTTTAATTTCAAAAAGCTGAATAAATTCATTAAAGTCTTCCTTTTTAAATCTTTTATAATAATTTAAATCATCATTTAAAATTCCGTCTAGAAAATAAGTTATAGGTTTGAAGTCTATAGGAATAAAACTTTCTAAGGGTAAATTTTGTTTACTACACAAACTAATAATTTTATCAATATTTTCATTAGCGCCAGAAAAATCTACTGAGCTAAGAAAAACAAAATAAAGATTCGATAAAATCGATACACTATTGCTAATTTTCAGTACTTTTCGAGCGTATTGATGCGCAAGAACAGGATTATCAAAATACATTTCAATAATACTATTGCTTAATAAAAACCAATCTAGTGGCTCAGTTTCTTTAATATCATTAAGCAACCGTTTACATCTAAAATACTGAAATTCACTTATCGATCCAGTAGGAACAGCAGAGTTAATAATATCGGTTACTTCTGATGACTTAGTTTTAGGAACTGGGGGAAGCATAAGAATATTCACCAATTTTTTGAAATTTTGTCCTAATTTATTTAAAAAAGCTACCTCTAAAGGTAGCTTTTAAATTAACGATTCCGTCTTGCTGTCGTATTCTCAGTCAAAGACCGACTAATGGTTGAGTTTGGATTTGCGATTTGATCACTTACAAGCTTCGGTACCGTTCTTGGAAGTTGCTTATCCAGTTCCTCTTTAACAATGACCCGGACTGTTTGCTCGTCCAGTTGTTCGGCTTCAACTGTCGCCCCACTCACCTGATTAATTACTTCAATTTTAAAATTGATTGTCGGTGAAGCAGGCTCAATTGAAGGCATAACCTCAGCTTGAGGGCGTGAAGTACGTCCTAAAGTAAAGTCCTGAACATCATCCAGATTTGAGCGATCCTGAACTAAACCATTGGATGAGAAGTAGACCTTGCCATCATGGAATAAGTCAGAATTTGCCGAAGACGCCAACTTAGGTGTGTCTCTATTACCTTTATAGATAATCTGAGTATCTTGAACCGGTTGATTAAAGATGTCAGCTTGCTTTTGGCTTTCTATAAAGGCATTAGAACTCATCAATGCACGGCGCATGACACTATCTGCCGAGGCATTGTTATTGAGAAAAGCTTCAGGGTTTGCACTCTTACGCATATTTTCAACTAACCCAACTCCCCCCCAGCGTTTAATGTCTTCTTGGGACCAGACCACCTCTCCTTTATGGACAATACCGGCAGGTTCATATTTTCTACCAGATCCAGTGTAACCACCATCTGAGAATCCAGCTATTGTTTGCCCAGCAATCAAACCAGCATTTGCATATCCCATAGCAAGCATGGCGGTTGAAGCCGCAATTTTTGCACCAAAAAATGGGATCGTTGCATCAGCAGCTACTTGTGTAGCTGCCAAATGAGCAGAGATAATCGCAGAAGCAATAGCAAAGGATTGTTGAGCTATAAACATTGCCTTGAAAGAGCGTGAATTTTCACCACGCGCATCCTTAACAATTTGAGTTAAACCTCCCCATGTGCTTGAAGCAGATGAAATCATCTGACTGTATAATTGCAATTGACTGTCGTGATCTGCTTTTCTTGCATCAATCGCCTTCAGGTGGTACTCATTATCCATTTGCTGTCTTGCTTCTTTGAATACGCGCTCCGCCCCCAATCGTTCCTGATAACTAGCTTTTTCAGACTCCAAAACAGCTGCAAGATTATCTTTCAACTTTTGATAAGTTTGAGCGTAATCTTCATCCAATACTTGCATATTGGTTTGCTTGGGCTTGGTGTAGTTTGTCGATTTAAGAAACTGACTAGAGGTATCATACTGATCAATTGTTGGATTCCCCACACCATTACGAATAAAATCAGCCTGAAATGCACTCATCTTCCTTCTACGCTCTTCAAGATCAGTGATTTTTGATATTTCATCATACTCAAGCGCATAACGTTTTTTGATACGCTCCATTTCTCCCAGCATGAATTGCTCAGCCTGAAACAACCGCTGTTCCTGAGCAAGTTTTAGTAATCCTAACTCTTGCTGCTTTTGCAATTCCAGGCCATCTAAAGCAACCTTTCTTTGATCTTCAGAGAGTTTGCCTTCAGCAACTAATCGCAAAGAATTGATTTCATATGTGTACTCAAGCTTTTGCTTCTCAGTCCACTTATAACCATTTACTTCAAAATCAAATTGCTTCTGAGCTAACTTTTCTTCAGCATCAAAACGCTCATTAATTTTTGGGATTAAATTTGATTGACCTAAAATGGTTGCTTTGTTGATTTCCTCCTCTCGTCTTTTGCTTCTAGCAACTGTTTCTGAGTCATATGTTGCCTGTAGCTGTTTAACTTCCTCAAGAGTTTTAGCGCGTGCCTTATATGCTTCATCTTCGAACTTCGAAAGATCGCCGATTGCTTTTGAGGCTGCTTCGGGGTTATCTCCTAAAATTTTACTAAGCTGATTATAGTAAGAGTCTTGTTTGGCTAAATGCTGTGAAGCTTTAGCTTTGCCAAGCTTTTTCCCGTCATAGTCCCAGCCAACAAGATTTTTGGCAACGATTCTCTCTAAACTTCGATAGTCTAAATCGTCATTAAGAAGAGCTGCTTTAGATTTACTATAACTTTTATCGGTCATCGCCTCTTGCACAGCGTGTTTAGCCATTGCATCTAATGCATCTTGAGTTTGCTGGATTTTACCGTTTTTATCCAAGACTCCTTGCCCTTGTAAAGACTGCATTAATTTAGTTGAGCGACTTTTTTGCCATGATAAAAATCCAGTATTTGTATAACCATTATTTTCATCCTTATGGCTACCAAACATTGCCTCATTTCTAAAATCAGTCTCTCGTCCAACTTGAGCTGTCATTACACGAGCTTGTTTATCGCCTAAGCCTGCATTACGGAAGGATTGGTAAACCCGAAGCATATTTCTCACTCGCTCATTATTCCCCGCAAGTAGAACAGCTTGTTTGGCAGACTCTTTGGTTTGTTTTTCAACCTCTTTTGTTTGCTTTCTGGTAGACTCAGAAATGCTTTCTTGTAAGTCCTTGACTTCCTTCTGCTTCTTATACCAAGCCTCAAAAATTGCATATTCCTGACCAGTTAAACTTCTAGTCATCGGAATTTTATTGTCGGTATAAAACTCTGATGCCGCACGCGCCTTATCAAGACCCTTTTCGCCACCACCAAATGCCTTAGTGTTTTTTATAAGAAAATCATTTTTCAGATTATCTTTGTTGGCATTGTCTCGTAATTTATTTAGCTTTTCTTGTGCAGCGACTTGGTTATTTAATTCATTTGTTTCTCCTTGTTGGGCACCAAGTACAGTTTGATGTTGTTTTAGGTACTCATTACGCAAGTCGTTTTGTTTCTTCAGCTCAGCATTAGCCTGATTTAACGCAATTTTAGACTGATCCGTTTTAATGGCATATTCTTGCAATTTCTTAATGTTATCAACCGGAACTTTGGCGGTACTGTTGAACTTACTCACAGCATCAGTTGCTGAAATTTGATTTAAAGAATATGCCTGAATTACCTTATTCAACGATTTAACTTGTTCTTCGCTACCACCATTTAACCGAATGAATTCCACTTGTGCTCTTAGTGAATCAAGCATTTGTGTTTTCATGTCAGTGAAATTTTGAGTAGCTACTTTTGTTAAGTTTGTTTGAATTGTTAATTGCTTAATTGATTTGGCCGTTACCTCAATATGTTGTCCAGAAGTAGCGTTTAAGAGTTTTAGAGCAATATTACCCTGCTCAATCTTATTTTTAGATTCTGCTACTGCACTAGAGAACTCAATGAGTTTATCAATTTGATTCTGACTAAAACGACCAGATGAAATCATCTTTTTTAAGAGATCACCTGCATCGCTTGCACCTGTAGCAATAGACTTAATGGCATTTTGATAATCTTCATAATCACTGCCAGATAATTTAAATAATTCCTTTTGGATATAAGCAAAACGTTTGATAGCTCCACTAGCATCATCAATTGCATCATTTTGCTGCTCAATCTCTTTGCGTAACCGCACACCCTCTGTTAATGCTTGCACAGTATTTAACTTTATGTACTTATCCGTTAAATCACTAACTGAGTCAGATTGTGTTGCAAGAGACTCTTTTACTTCATCCGAACTACTGCTTAGTAAATAGAAAGATGCGGCTGTTGCTGCAATTGCTAAACCCATTGGGCTAAAAATTGAACCGTACCGGGTTTGTCGGAGAGTCAATATTCTGAGAGACTATCCCGATGACAAAACCAAACTATACCCCCGAAATTAGAGAAAGAGCGGTTCAATTACTAATTGAATCTGAAAAAGATTATCCTTCTACTTGGGCAGCAATCACAGCTATTGCTCCTAAAATCGGTTGTACTCCTGAAACATTGCGTGTTTGGTATTTAAAGCATCTGGATCAACTAAATCCTGCCAAAGTACAACAGATATCTGACCAAGAAAAAATGAAGCAAATGGAACGTGAAAT